GTGGGGTACACCTGGAGGAGTACGGCGGATGTGCCGGCTGGGGAGACTTCAGCAGGTTTGAACGGTGCGCCACCCCTCACCACGGTGTCGACGGTGACGGGTCGATGAACCTCCTCAGGGAGATCGATGGCGGCGGTGTCGATGTTCTGCGGTTCGAGGATGGGAGTGAGCGCAGCCGCTTGGCTCATGTAAGAAACGAGGAGTCCCTGCGTTTCCTCGCGCACATACAGCTTGTTTGTGTGTCGAGTGAGGCCCACAACCAGGTGGTTCGGCGAGTTCCTAACGAGTTGCTGCTCGCCGGCAGAGCCACTCAGGTGCAGGACCACGCTGGAAAAAGTCCCACCCTGTGCCTCATGTACGGTCATTGCTCCCTGGTTCGCCCATCTGTGTTTCTGATCTTGTGTGAAGGTGAGGACCTGAGCGTTCTCAACGACTTTCCCGGCGTGGGCGTACTCGATCGAGGCCTTCTTGGGGCTAACGGTAGTGATGCCAGGATAGTGGTTGCGGATGAACTGCAGGGCGACGATGTCCTGCGGGCATCTCTTGGTCACGGTCATGTGTTCAGTAGGAATGGCATACGCCAACTCAGTCATGCGGACGCAACCACCCCACGAGCCGGTGAAATCAATGTGACCGACTTGCTGCTTGTCGCCCAACAAAAGGACGTTGGCGAACGATGAGAGAAAGTGCACGTAGGAGGCAGGATACGTGAAGCACTCGTCCAAGACGATGAGTGCCGGCTTGATGGTGCCTCGAGACAGCAAGGACGCGGCGACGTGGGTGGTGGCGGCGCGGTCCGGGAGCGGGACGTTGTACTTCTTCTGCAATTCTGCTGTCGGGAGAATATGCAGGATGGCGGAGCCAGGGTTGAGCGCGCGAAAGGCGGTGGTGACCTCACCGATGACACGCCCGGTTTTTCCAGCACCCGGTACACCGCTGAGCAACGCAAGGCGCTCGGTGGTCAAGGGGGTGGGGCGCCATGCCTTGTACGCCTTGAGGGCTCCGTTGAGGGTGACGCTAAGCCCCCTGGGCATGGACGCGTCGGCGAGTTGACGCTCTAGTTCGCCGATCATGATCGCGGGCTGCTGCTGATGGTTGTAGACCTCGGCGATATCGTGCTTGGTGGTAGGTACCAGCGCGCGAATGCCATAGGCTGCGGCCCATTGGCAGAGCACCTCGGGTTGAGCACCAGGAACAAGGGCGCCCGTCGGGTGGACGCTGTTGTTGGCGATCGCAATCTCCTCGTCAATGTGTGGGGCAGAGGGTTCCGGTTCGTCGAAGAGCGGCATGCACGCGACCTCATCGCGGTAGCCGGTCTCGGGGAGCTCACTTGTGGTGTAAAGGTCGTCGTAGAACTCCAGCGTGGCTGTGGCAAAGAAGTTGTTGCCGCGCCCGCTGAGCATGTTGGAGACGGTGCAC